TCTATTCCATCCCGTGGCTCGGGGATAAGAGCTATTTGTGCTTTTATAATATCGAGTATGGCTATTTTAAGTTCTTCTTCTTTTTTTATTAAAGCCTCATCTACCTTTGATGTTGCCTCTAAAACATACGCATTAAGCTTATCCAATAATAAAAGCTTAATTCTTTCTGTTATAGCTTCTTCGTCGGCATCCCGACCATCTCTGCCGTCTTGCCCATCTATTCCATCCTTGACCTTGAAATTTAGAACTAAGGCTTCCAATTTTCCTTCTAGCTTTGAGAAAATGGCCTCTTCGTCAGCGGGCTTGCCATCTGCTCCGTTCTTAACTTCTGGCAACGACTGCCTTATTTCTTCTAGACCTTTTTGTAATTCTTCTGCTAGTTGACCACTTAATTGCTTACTAATCTCTGCAATGATTTTCTCTTCATCGGCATCTTTGCCATCTTTTACTTCAATAGTGCTAATTGCCTGATCTATAAGGGCAATAACTTTCGTCTCTAATTCTTCTAATAAAACCTGAATCTCATTTTTGTCATTCTTGGCGATATTAAAGTATTTCGCCGCGATATTCTTTATTTCGCCGTCAACATGCGCTACCAATTCTGACCCTAGTTCTTCCTTGCTTTTCTTCAGTTCTTTTGATTGTTTTTTAAGGGTTTTACTCAAAAACGCACGGGTTTCTTCCAGATCGCAGTTAAGCTGTTTTTTGATCTCTAAAATTTCCTTGCTGTTATCAACAGTGACAGTTGTCTCTTTTTTTATTAAAGGCAATTCTATTTTCTGTTTACAACCATCGCTGTAATCTATTTTTAAAGCTTTCTCATCACAAGAAATAGCCGATACATACTTGGTATCTTTGATTTTTTTAGCTAATTTTACAATTCCTTGTGCTAATAATTGACTTTCTACTTGCATTTTATGAAAATCTTTTTAAGATAGGTTTACTTGTTTAAACTTAAGTCATTTTTAGGAATAGCCGTTGCATGCTTACAGCGGCTATTTTTTTATAACTTATTTACCAGTTCTTGAAGACTTTTTATAGCCTCTTGTTCTTGTTTGTCTTTTCTATCCTGCTTTGCCTTTTCTTGATTAGAATTCTGTTCTTTATTCAAAAGAGAACTCATCATTGCTTCTGTTTCTTTATCTATAGCCTGATCTTCTGGCTCTAGTTTCTTAAGCTCTATATCTTCCTTGAATTCATCCCCACCAAACCTTTCCTGCCAAGCCTCACCTGCATCAATTGCTCCCCTATCAATATATATCGCATCAATTTCAGCATACTTTTTCTTAAGCTCTGCATTTTCAAGAGGCGTTTGTTCAACAAGATTGCAGAAGTTCCATTCTACCTCCTTTTCACCTTCCCAAGTTTTCTGCAAGGTTATAAGTTTTATAAGCCAATCAAGAAGCGGGGTAAGCTCGTCATTACGATAAGCAGAAACTAAATCATAATAATTACGCATATCGTTCTCACCTGTAGAGTTAAGACCTCCGGGGGAACGACCAAATAACCGAGTCATTGGATAACCAGTTGCAGCACACATACTTTCTGCAAATTTACCCCATAAATCGCTTAATCCTGCAACAGAACTAGCTTTTTTCTCGTAGTCTTCCTTATCAGCATCAAGAAATATAAGATTAGCCGTTGAACGGGTAAGATCAAGAGATTCAGCACGCATTGCCAAGTCCTCCTTACCGCCTTGTCTTGTCATGTTGGCAGCAAGACCATTAAGCTTAATTATAACCTGTATAAAATCATTAACTATCTCAGCAGAAGCCTCGCTTACCAAGCCATACTGACGTAAATTATCAAAACAGCTTTGCAAGACCGAGTCCCCGAAGTTCTGACGTTGCCTACGCCTCATTTCCGTAGTACATACGCCATCTAATAAAAAGCATCGACTGTGATGCACTTTTAACATTAGTTCTTGTGTATGCCATGGCGAGTTAAGATAATAAAACTCAGGTAATCCAAACCTTTCACTTAAATATGGTCTGATAATGTCATTTTCATACCAGGTAATCCACTGTCTATCAAAAACCTTAAAATGAACTATTTTATACAAGTTCTTTTCATTAAGAGGTTTATCCATATCTAGCCCATCATCAACAAAAGCAACTAATATCGCCCCACCAAACAAACGGCTAAAATAACACGTTTCTTTTATGTACTTTATAAGATTGAGCCTTTTAAATTCCTCTTTTACTTCATCATCACTTACGTCAATGAAATTGCCACGCATTGAGTCATCAACAAGAGAATTTACAATACGGCGTGCAAGCCCGTTACTTGTGTATAAATTAGATAAGTCGTCAAACCCAAGAATAGCAGGTTGCTTAACTCTCGTTGCCCCAACCCTACCTCTATATAACCCTAAACCAGTGTTTGAGTTAATCCAGCTGTCAGTTCTTTTTTCAAACAGCGAGTTTATTGTGCTTTTTGCTTTATCAAAAATTCCCATTAATCCTCGTACCAATTATCAAAATGTTGATGGCATTCTTTGCATAAATAACTATATATTTGTGGGATAGTATCTAACACTGGGAAGCGATCGTCAAAGATTATATTAGAACTCTCGCAAGAGGGGCATTGTTTATGCTTCATGAAATTAAATATTTCAATAATAAAGATTATTATAATTCCATTTTTTATAATTTACCATTTTATCTTTCATGGTCTGTTCCTTAGCATACCTTAAAGCATCAATTCCATCATCGTTAGCCTTTTCCACATCCCTTAGAATATTGCCCTTTCTATCGGTTTTATAGCTATATCTGTCAAAATTATCTATAAGATGATTGCAACGAGGGTGAATATAAATCATATCATAGGATTTCAAGTGATCTATGCCGTCCTCTACTGAACCTTGCCCTTTCTCTACGCCTTTTGCCAGTAAATAACAATTCTCTTCTTCTATCCATGTGCGATTAATAGCAGATATAGTCTCTGGTCTTGAAGAATCAACCCAAATAGTGTGATGTTTGATGTGAGGCAAGTTATCCACAAGGAATTTAGGAAGTTCATCTATATCCTTGCCTATTGCCACCGCCTCGTGGGTTACATATAGGCATTTATCTTTCTCATAACAACGCAAGCCAAAAGTAGGATGCGATGGAGTAAAGCCAAGGTCTAAACCATATTCAAGCTCGACTGATTCTTCTTCCTCAAAAGCCAAAACGTCCCAGTGCGTTCCCTTTTTAAAAATCTTGATATTTGAATTGCTTATGCAGTGTCCTTCATAAACGTGCAAATACTCATCATAGTCCTTTTTTTTAAGAGCCTCGAGCTCAGCAAAGAATTCATCAGGTAGTTTAAAAGGATTATCTCTATAAGAAACTTCCTTAATAAAACAATTCTCTCGGGTTCTGTTAGCAATAAATTCTTCGTATACTATGTCGGTTGTAAATTCAGGGTTAAAAGCAACTATAATTTGTGGAGCATCTACCCTTGTAACTGTTGGTGTTACTATTCGCCAGCTGTGTCTTGAAATACTTGCGGCTTCATCTATAAAAAGCCTTTTTAAGTTTACAATACCTTTTATAGCATTAGGATCACGCCATAATCCCTTAAAATGAATCTTTACGTCAGATGTAATATTGTGAATTAAGCCTCGTGATTCAACCACTCTAAAATAATCGCTAAATCCAAGATCATAAATTTTCTCTTGAAAAACCGAGAATACAGAAGCTAGAAGTGAATTTTGTATTTCTCTTGCACAAAGATATTGGCAATTTTTATCTTCAAAACTTTTAAAAATCAGGTAATCAACAATGGACAAAGACTTTGCCCCACCTCTTCCCCCATGTAATACAATATATGTATAATGATGTTTATAAATAGGATGTAAATAAAGAGGAACAGTGATTTTAGAGTGCATGCTTAGAGTTAAGAGTTTTCAATAATTCCATTGCTGGCGAGTTTGTTTCTCTTTTATAAACCTCGTCTGGAATTATAAAATTATAAAATTCTTCTGCTACAGCAATAATTTCTTCTGGGTCTCTTATATCTAAATGAGTTAGTACTAACTCAAGGCATTTTAATCTTAATTCCTGTGAACTCATTTACAAACTCCCCTTGTCTTTTAATTGCTTTATCTGCTCTGGTGTAAGCTTATCAAGATTCTCGTGTTCTTTAATCTCAACGGTGATTTTTAGCTCCTTATCTTTGATTTCATCATCGTCTTTAGGCTCTTTCCAACGGGATTGGGTTTTAAGGTAAAAAATCATTGCAGCGGTATCGTCCTTTTGAACTCTTTCCATTAATTTGCCAGCAACAAAATTATGTCCTTCTGCTTTCCCTTTTTTATAAAGTACAGAAACTTCTTCGTCTCTTTCTAAAATATCAAAAAAAACAGTTCTACTTATACCAAGATAATCCGCTATTTGTTGTGTAGTACAAATAGAAGCTAGGTCTCTAACTTTCTTTTTTTGTTCTTCAGTAAGAACAATAGGAGGTCTCCCTCCCTTATCTTTTTCCTTACTCATTAGCTAAAACCGCCTTTTGTCCTGTTTCTTTTTCCCACCTTTTTATTATAACATCAATATAAGCAGGTGATAACTCCATCATATAACAATTACGCTTTGACCTCTCGCAGGCAATTAACGTAGTACCGCTACCGCCAAACGGATCGTATACACTCTCACCTGACGCCGAGTTATTGAGTATAGGCCGAAGCATGCACTCAATTGGTTTTTGTGTGCCGTGTCCAGTTTGTTCTTCCTTATTCTTTCCTTGAGTAAGAATATTATGTATATCCCATACGGTAGATTGATCACGCTGCCCTTGCCAATTATGCTTTTTTCCTTTCCGCACGGCATACCATAAAGGTTCATGTTGATAATGGTAATCACCTCTACTAATTACGAAATGCTGTTTTTTCCAAATAACAAGATTCACTAAATCAAAGCCACAATTTTCCAGATTTTCAGCAAATTTATGAGTATATTTTGTACTATGCCAGACATAAGCTACATCTCCAGTAAATAACGAATAAGTATCAGACCAGTCATATCTATCATCGTTTAGTACCTTGCCTGTGCTTCTAGCTCCTGTACCTACTCCCTCCCGCCACTCAGGCTCATAATTCACTCCATACGGCGGATCAGTTACCATTAAAATCGGCTTTGCTCCATCCATTAGTTTTTCAACATGCTGCGGGTTAGTACTATCACCACACATTAAACGATGAGACCCAAGAACGTAAATATCACCAAGTTTAGCATTAGGCTCTAAAGATAAAGCTTCAACTTCTGCGTCCTCTTGTTCTAGTAGATTTTTATCCTCATCTTTTTGTAATGCTCTAATTAAATCACTATCAAGGCCATACTCTTTTAGAGAAGGTAAGGTAAAATTTGCTTTTAATAAATCAAAATCATATTCACCAAAACTGATATTATCCCGAATATTAAGCCTGTCTATTTCATCCGTTGAGAGTTCTTTATCTGGTATTAAACACTCTATAAAATCTTCCTTATCAAAGCCTGCCATTATTAAAGCCTTTTTACGTTGATGACCGCCGATAATAGTAAAATCTGTATTACAGATAATCCGTTGATGATATCCATCCTGTTTTATATGAGTAGCAAGCTTTTCAAGTGCATCCTTGGAAATCTTACGAGCATTCTTGTCGTAATCTTTCAAGTCATTAATTTTTACTTTAGTTACTTGCCAATTTATAGACATTATTATTCTCTTTCCTGTTCCGCTTTTTCTGCTGCTTCTATCAAGATGTCCTCAAAAGCTCCAATTGAATCAAGGGCAAAAATCAAGGTATCCTGTTTGACACTAACATTTTCCACAAGTATTTGCGAGAACTCTTGTAATTCTTCCTTTTTAGCTATT